GGCAGCTTGGCGGGGGGGCGGGGGTGGATTAACCGGCGCGGGGCTCTGACAACCTAGCAAGTTCCGAGCGCCCGCGCCGGCGGTTGAACCCCCGCGGCGGTCATGTTACCACAACCTGCCGCGGGGGGGTGACCGATACACCCGTTGGGATTCGAACCCAAAAACCTTCGGTTCCGTAGACCGAGCGTTTTACGGGTGTCGTATCCTTCCCGATGGGGGTTTGGGGAATCTTACGGGGGTTCCCAAATGGCGCCGGTGTCGTTCGCCGCGCTGCGCTTGGATCTGCTGGCGCTCTATCGTCCGCCATTGCGACGGAAGGCAACGTATTTCAAGCTGCGTCAGGTCCTCGGCGAGCTCGCCGCGCTCGAGTTGGCGCCCGCGGCCGATCTGACGCCGGCCGCGGTCGCGCGCTGGCTCGAGCGCTTCGCCGGGCCGCGCCGGCCGGCAACGGTGCGCTCCCTCCTGCGGGTGATGCGTACTGTGTGTCACTACGCCGAAGAGTTCGGCGGGCTCGAGCGCTCGCCGTTTCGGTGGCGCTCGCCGGATCGTTGGTTAGGCGAGCGACTTGCCGGCGACTTGCCGGCGGCTTCCAGGAGACACCTCTCGCGGGACGAGCTCGGGCGGGTGCTGGCGCAAGCTGACGCCGAAGCGGTCACGTGGCGGGCGCGGCGGCGGCGGGCGCTCGTCTACCTGCTCGCCTATACCGGGATGCGGAAGTCGGAAGCGCTGGGGCTCGAAGTCGGGGATTGCGATTTCGTGGAGGGGCTAGTCTCGATCCGAGCGAACCGGGCGCGGGTCTTGAAAACGGCAAGCTCGGCCGCGTGGCTGGCGCTGGCGGCGCCAGTGCTCGAAGTCCTCCGCGGGTGGAGCCGGGAGTGTGGGTCGGCTTGGCTCTTTCCAGGGGTGCGGCGGCGCCGGCCTTGGTTGGGCGGCGGGCCAGGTGGTCGGGCCGTCGACGAAGTGAAGGCGTTGGGGCGGCGTGCCGGCGTGCCGGGCGTGACGCTGCTCGTCTTTCGGCATACGCTGGCAACGCTGGCCGAAGTCGGCGGCTTGGGCGAGCTCGAACTACAGCGGCAACTACGCCATTCCTCGCCGCGGACCCAAGCGGGTTATCGGCACACAGACATTGACGAGCTCAAGCGAACCGCGGTAAAGCTGGGGTTCCTGTTGCGGGCGGAATAGGGTGGACATAATTGGGACATAACTAGGACAAAACTGGGACATAACTGGGAAACGGCAAGAGGGAGGTAGGCGCCGTGGCTTTGTGCCTTCGGCTACTGGTGTTTGCCTCCCTCTTGGCAACGCCGGCGGCGGCGTGCTGGCGGTGCCAACAAAGTGCACCTCTGGCGGCGCCGCCGGTCATGCTGGTCGTCGTGCCGGTGGCGCCCGGCGAGCTGCCAGTCTACGTTCCTCCCTACGTTCCTCCTCCCGCGCCGCCGGCGCCGGCTCCGGCTCCCTTGCCGCCGGCTCCGGCTCCGGCTCCGGCTCCAGGAGAGCGGCAATCCTGGGTGTACTATGTGGTCGATGCCGATCGGGCGACGCCGGGTCAATTGGAGTTGGCGCGGTCGCCGGCGGTGCGCAAGGCGGTGCAACGCGCGGGCATGGGGTGGCGGCTCCTGCGCTCCGATCAAGCGCAGCTGGGAGAGTTGGGCCTGACGCCGATCGTGGAGCGGGAAGGTTTGCCGGTGCTCGTGCTGGTCGACGAGCGGGGGATCGTGCTCCAGGTCATGCGGTCGCCGATGGAGTCGGATGTCGTGGGGGCAATCGGTCATGCCACTACTCGAGCGCTTCATTGACCAGTCGGGGCAGGTTCGCCGGCTAGGGACGATTGTGGCGCCGGTCAATCTGCTGGGGGCTCCGGCGCCTTTCGTCGTGCCAAGCGAGCGCTGGTTGGAGTTCGAGTTGCCAAGCGAGACAGCGGCGCCGGTCAAGAACCAAGGCTCTTACGGCGCCTGCGTGGGGCATGCGGCGACAAGCTCGCTAGAGCTCGAGCGCTGGTTGGCCGGACAACCGGCGCGGGTGCTCTCGGCTTGGTACGTCTACTCGATTCTCTGTGGCGGGATCGATCGCGGGGCGTCCATTCCGCAAGCGCTCGAGCTCATGCGAGAGCAAGGCGCGCCGCCGGACGAGCTCGTACGGCACGGGACAATTGATCCTCGAGCGCTGTCAGCCGAGTCGCATGCCGCGGCGCCGCGGTTTCGGATTGAGATTGGCTTCGCCGCGGTTTCCTGGGGAGAGTTGATGTCGGCCGTCCAGGTGGGCGGGTTTCTCAATTTTAGTGTGTGCGTGGGGCCGGGTTTCGATCATCTCGATAGCGACGGTTGTTGCGGCATCTGTCCGGGTCCAGGCAATCATGCGGTGACGGGCGGCTTGGGGGCGAAGCGCTCGGGTGGACGGTGGCTCATTAAGTGCCAGAATTCATGGGGAGTGGCGTGGGGGCTTGATGGGTACTTCTGGGTATCTGAAGCGCATATCCTGGCGCAGAGTAACTTTTGTGCGTATGTCGTGCGCTCGCCGCGGGAGGACCCTGCGGACGACTCGGCGCCGGTCGTGGTTCGAGATTGGCCTACGGCGGATCGGGGGCTTGTATGACTGGCGTTGAGCTGCCTCGGACGATTGCGGGCTGGGCAATCTGGCTTGTGATTCTGATTGCGGTCGTAGCGGCGGTCTACGTTGGGGCCGGCGCGATGGGGGTCGCGATTCCGCGATGGGTCGTAACGCTGTTTTGGATCGTTATCGCCGCGGTCGTCGTCATTGGAGTGATTCGGTTTCTTGCTTCTCTGGGAAGCGGGGTCTAAGGTGCTGGGGCTCGTGGCGCAGGTCGCCGGTGATTCGGTGGGGGCGGGGGCGCTGGGGCTCGCCGGCGGCGGGGTGTCGGTCGTGCTCCTGGCGGTCGTCCAGGGATACTTTCAATCGGTCGCCGCGGCGCGGTCGCATGAACTGGAGCGCTTGAAGCTTGAACGGTCAATGGATGATAGCGCGGCGATTGCCGAAGTCGCGCGGGCGGTGGAGGGATTGACGCAATGGGCACGGAGTTGTCCGGGAATGCCGGCGCCGCCGGTGCTGGAGCGCCGGCCAGGGGGGCCGTTCGGGCCGAAGCGGGAATCGTAGACTTCCTGGCGTGGCTCGTGGGCGCCTGGCAAAACTATGCGGTCTCGATTGCCGCGGCGCTCCTGCTCCTAGCGGTCGCCGCGTTGGCCGCTCAACATTCGAACTATCAAAAGTCGCATATCGAGCGCCTCGAGCGCCTGGCCGCGGACAACCGGGCGGTGCTCGATCGGATCGCGGTGAAGCTGGGCGTGGAGTGACCCGGCGTAGCAACGTGGGTCGCCGATAGTTTGGGGTTTAGAGTGGCAAATGGGGGCATCGCCGGCAATCGTCAAAGCTCACATAGCGGGGCCGCGCCGGGTCTAGGTCGCAACGGTTCGAACAACCGCAAGGTTGGCGATGCCGGCAAGCTCGAGCGCGAGCGATGATGGCGAGCACCTCGGCGGGGCGTGGCGGCGCGGCGTCCACGCGAACTGGCATCGAAAAGGGGTCAAGGCCAGGTGGCGGCAATGCCGGAAGCCCATAGGGCGTAGTCGGCGAGCGTCGGGTCGACGATGCACGTTCCGTCGGCGAGCTCGATGGCAACGCGAACATACTCGGTCGGGCCGGGCTGCGGGAGCCGGGTCTTGACTTCCTGGTAAATCACCGGCCCGTAGATGTCGGGCGTGCCGGTCGTGGGGTAGTCGTTTTCGGTGAAATAATAGCGCAGGATTACGCTTGCGGCCGGTCCCTGGAACTGCATCTCGAAGGTTAGGCGGTCGGGCCAGGCGGTCGGGCAATGGATGCGGACACCTACGCCATTGGTCGGCGGTCGGTTGGACGTGATGAAAGCGGCGCAATCGGTGATAACTGGCGGGGTGGCGCCGCCGGCCAGTCCGATGCGGGGCAGGTCGGCGACGGCGACGAAGTTACTAGCGGGTTGCCAACCGCAACTAGCGAACCGGGCCGCGGCTTGGTTGAAGGTGTGGGTCGCGCCCGAGCCGGTTGGCCAGGTCCAGTGCAGGGTGACCGATGTGGGGGCCGGTAAGCCGGCGGCGGTGCAGCAAGGGACCGCGGGAACGGGCGGGGCGGCGCAGGGGGTCGCGAGTCGCACAAGGGCCCATTGTTCGCCGGTCCCTCCCTCGGTCCATAGGATCGTTGCCGGGCCGCTATCGGCGCTTTCGAGCCGGGCGGTATTGGCGGCGGTGGCTCGAGCGCAGCGGTGCGCCGTGTTCAAGACATTGAGACGAACCTGGGTAACGCCGGTGAGCATGGCGCGGCCGATCTGGCCGGGCGCAATCGGTTCCTGGGTGATGGCGATGCGGTCAAGCGTGGGTGTTGTGGGTGCGATGCCGCGGAAGGAAACAGGCTGCTTGAAGGCGTCCAGTGAGCTCGCCGGCGTGAAGATAGGTTCGCTAAAGGAAACGACGGCGTAGCGGGCCAGGTCGTTTCCGCTTTCGTTTTTCATGCTCGCCGCGCCGGCGGCGGGGCCGCGCTGCGAGTTCGAGGGCGCCGCGCCGGCGAGTTGGCGGGCCGCGGTTTCCTGAAGGGCATTCCATTCGGCGGCGGAAAGTTCGAGCCGGTCGCCGGGTGCTACGCTTTGGAATGGCGCGCGGTCCATTAGGGCGAGCTGCAACGGGTGCCAATGGAAATGACCGCCCATACCTCGCCGGTCGTGCCTTCGGCCCAGAGAATCGCCGCGGCGCCGGCGGTGGCGGATGATAGGAGCCGGGCCGTAGTTCCGGCTTCAACGTCGGCGAAGGTGTGGGTTGTGCTCGTCAGGTTTATGCGGGCCTGGGTAACGCCGAAGGCGGTTGCGGGCACGATGGAGCCGGTCTTCGCCGGCGTCTTCAGAATGGCGAATCGGCCGGCGTGCGCGGTCGTGGGGCTAACGCCGGTCATGACGATAGTTGATTGTTTGAAGGCGTCGAGCGCGGCGGCGGGGGTCCATAAAGGCGCGCCCAAGCCTACAACCGCGAAGCGGGCCAGGTCGGCGCCGGCGTCATTTCGAACGAAGAATAGATCGGCGCTCGGGTGGGGGCGATCTATTGGAGGGGCGAGCTCGCCGGCGTTCATTCGCCGGTGTCCTTCGAGGAGCGCGTTCCAGGTGTCGGCGCGGATCGTGATGGGGTCGCCGGGCGTAACGTGGTCGTTGCTCATGTCCCGATGCCGATCAGGGAATAGTCGCCGCTGGGGTATACCTGCTCGACGAGCGCGCAGACGGGACGCTTGACGAGCATCTTGGCGCTTGCGTCTTCAAACTCCATCGTCCGTACCCACATATACTCCCATCCTTTCTTGGCAATGCCGGTGATCGGGCCAACGACGAGGCCGGTGGCGTTTTCCGATACCTTGAAGCGGTAGGTCATCGCCCACTTGTCGAGTGAGCCACGTTTCGAGCCGGAGACGCCGAGTAGGCGTACCTCGCCGGTCGGCCATGATTTGAAGGTGGCGTCATTGGTGCACTTGCATAGGTTGCGTAGGATCGTCTTGTAGGCCGGCGTGATAAGCGCATCGTCGAGGTAATGCGTTTCGCTGAAGCTAAATTCGGGCCATTCAAGGTCCATTCCCTCGACGGCTTCGTGAGTGACATTGATGCCATTCTGGAAGTTGGGGGCGATGAAGCCGGGCGCGGGGTAAGTGGCGATGGTCGCGATTGAGTGGGTTATGTGAATGGACGTGCCGGCGATTTCGAAGGTGTATTCGGGCTCGCTACCTGGATAGGCGTAGCGGGCCGTGGCGTGCCAGTCCAGGGGGCCGATCTGCTCGGCGCTCGTTCCCTCGAGCGCCAGGTCGAAGTAACTCGTTGGCGCCGTGGCATTGACGAGCGTTCGCACCTCGGTTTCATCATCGGTGCCGGCGACGGCGTAGAGAATCTCGAAGCTCGGGTTATCGCCTTGGCTCCAGGTGCGGCTCCCGAAGCGTTCCCAAATTGTCGGCATGGGAGCGTTCTCACCGTTGAAAAACGAAGGGGCCGCGCTTGGCGGTATCGACCAAGTATTTGGTATTCGCCGCTGTCTCTTCGCTCGCCTTGGCCGCGCGCTCCTGAACACTCGTCGCGCCTAGGCCGGCGGCGGCGGCGGCGGAAAACGTGCCGCTGGCGCTCGCCTTGGCGGCGGTCTGCGTTTCGGTCATTACCTTCGAAAGGTCGGCGGGGCCGGGAATCTTGGCTTGCTCGGCGTCGGCCGCGGCTTTGGCTTGGTCAGCCGCGATACGCTTCTCCTTGGCTTCGCCTACCGATTTCTCGAAGGCGGCGCGGGCGGCTTCGAGCTCGGCGGCGAGCGGCTGCGTGTCAATCGCCGGCCGATCGCCGGTGACTTGGGCTTGTCCCTCGGCTAGTAAGTCTTTTTGCTTTTGGGCTTCGGCCGTGATTTTGGCGTTGTCGGCTTTGCGGGCCGCGGTGCGGGCGGCGATCTTCTGCTCTGTCTCCTGAGCGGCTTTGTCAATGTCTCCCCATTGGAGGGTGATCGTCGCAACCCAAGATTTCCAGAACCCGAGAAGCCGGTCGAGCATGTCGAGAAAGAAGTCCCTGAAGCCGTTCCAGAATTTTTGGAGGTTGGCAACGGTGTCAATCATGGTTCGCTCGATGGCGAAGCCGATGTCTTGCCATAAGTTCGTCGCCGCGGCTTTGATTTCGTTCCACTTGCCGAGAACGAAGTTGACGCCTTTGGTCCATTGAAGTTTCAGGGCCAACCATAGAATCTCGGCGGCTTTGCCGATGTCGCCGGTTGCAAGGGCGTCCGATATGCCGCCGAAGGCGGTGAGGGCGTCGGCTTTCAGTCCCTCGAAGCCGGCGGCGAGCTCGCTCGCCATTTGCTTTCCGGCTTCGGTCTGAGTGACGAAAAGCGCGCCTAAGCCGACTAGGCCGGCGGTCACTAGGCCGATCGGCGAGACAAGGAAGCCGATCGCCGCGCCGACCAATTGCAGGCCGGTTGCCAGGAGACCAAGGGTCGTGCCAACCGCGGCGGCGGCGGTGCCGAAGGCGGCGAGCGCGGCGCCGCCGGCGACGAGTCCGGCGGCGAGCATCGCAACTGTCTGGATGATGCCGCGGTTGTCCTCGATCCACTTGCCGGCGACGGCGGCAAGCTCGGCGAAGCGGTCGGCCAGGTCGGTCAGGGCGGGGGCGAGCGCGGCGCCGATCTTCTGGATACCGCGGTCGGTTACCTTGGAAAGTTTGGAGAGCGCGTCGCCGAAGGTTTCGGCCGCGGCGGCGTCTTCGCTCGACATTGTGATGCCAAGGCGGTCGGCTTCCTCCTGGAGGGCGGCAATGCCTTTTGATCCTTGAATCATGAGCGGCAAGAGCTCGGCGCCGCTCTTGCCGAAGGCTTCCAGGGCAATGCGGGTGCGCTCGGCGGGGTCTTGCGTATTGGCGATTAGGTCAGCCAAGCGGCCGAAGGTGGCCGCGGGGTCGGCGGCGCCGCCTTTAGCTAGCTTCGTCAGTCCCTTTTCAAGCGCTTCTAAGCTCGTGCCCGATTGCTCGGCGGCATAGCCGAGTGAGGAAAGGTCCTCGACGGCAACGCCGGTGCGCTGGCTCGCATCTTGGAGCGCGCTGCCCGCGTTGGCGAAGCGCTGGGCGGCAAGTGCGAGCGGCGCGGCCAGGGCGGCGCCGGCGCCGGCCATCTGCGCGCCGATCGCGTTGACTTTCTTGCCAAAGTCGACGAGTCGCTTATCGTTTTGGCGCAGTCCCTTGATGAGTCTGGAATCGTCGGCGAAGAGCTCGACGTAGCTTCTGCCTGCTCTAATTCCGGCTTGGCTCGCCATTGAAAGACATACCGGGTGGAATCAAGAGTCGGAGCGTTCGACAAAATTGCTCATTGGTGAGTCGGGGTTGGCGCCGGCGGGTGCGGGGGGCTCGAAGGGCGGGTGGCATAATCTCCCTTGGTGTCGTGAGTCGGGCGCCTTTCTTGCGGTGCAGGTTAGATTGTTGGGCCATCAAGGCCGCGGTCGTTTCCCATGCCGCGCGCAAATGGGCGCGGGTCATGAGCTCAAGTTGGCGCCAAGTGAAGGGGCCGGGGTCGATTCCGAGTATGCCGGCAAGCTCGGTGACGTGTTCGTCGATTCGTTGGGCGGTAAGGTGAGGTCCTCGAGCGCGGCGCCGTCGATTTGCTCGATGGATGCGCGTTCCATCCGCGCGACCAGTTCGGCCATTTTTTTTAGCGCGTGCCGCCGCGGCGCTTCGGGACAGTAATCGGCGAGCGCCTGATAGAGCGCTTTGCCGGCGGCGTCCAAAGCGTCGCCGGTCAGTCCTCCCTCGAAGGCTTCCTGGCCGATCTTATGTACGGTGGCGGCTTGGGGCTCGATGAGGACCCAAAGCACGTCGGCGACGGCGATGGAGTCGGCGAAGAATGTCTGAACGTACGGGAAAGGGTTTTTCTCATTCGTCGGCTCGAAGCTAATGACTCGGTTCAAGTCGAGTCCAAGGCGATCGCGGACGGTGCGTAAGCTCGTGACGCTAACAGAGAGCGCCCAAGTGCGGCCGGCGGCATCCTGGAAGGTGCGCATCGGGGGGCTCAAGCGGCGGCGCCGGGGCTGGGGGCTCCCTCGCCGCTCTTGGCGCTTTGGGCCGTGAGTAGCGTTGGAGTCCAAGTAACATCGCCGACGATGAATTCTGGCGGGTTGTCGCTCTGGGCGACTTTGCAACTGACAGAGTAAACGACTCCCTCTTCGAGCGCTTCGCCGCGGGAAAACGTCATGACGTTGAAGGCGGCTCGAAGGCCGCGGGAGTTCACACTGTTAATGGGGCCATTCATGACCGCCATTTCCAACGGGGTGCGGTTCAGCCAAGCGTCTTGGAGAATCTCCACATCGTCGCCGGCGGTGACGGTGCGCTTGTCCAAGAGCTCGAATTCGAGTGAGCCATCGTGAAGCGTGGGGACGGTGGCGCGCCAACCGGCGTTGGCGCGGCTGGAGACGTCGGCTTCGCCGGATTCGAGGCCCAGCGTGTTATCGCGGACGTACTTGAATTCCTTCCAGGTGGGCGTGGCGTACGTCGACGTGTTGTGATACAGCCGACATTCCAGTCCGAGCGGAATCTGTTCGATGGCCATTGGCGGCGCTCCTCTTAACGGGAAATGGTATTGCTCCAGAATTCGGGGAGCCTGGCGTTGCCGGCGGCGGCGGCGGGCGCCATGTAGGGGCGGGGCTGGATTCGGATCATACGTTGGCCGCGGCGGGTCGTGAGTCTCGAGCGCTCGCCGCGCTCGAGGGCCGCGGGCGCGTTCGAGCGGCTCGACGCAAGCTCGGGGCCGATCACTACACTGCGGCGCGTCATGTCGACGGCGAAGACAATGGCATTCTTCAAGGCGCCGGTATGGACCCGCGGCGGTTGGCCTGGCGGCGCGGGAGTCTTGCCGGGCTTCATCGAGCGGCGGGCGACGGTTCGAACATAACCGCCATACTGGAAAAGGGCGCGGCGGGTTCCCTTGTCGACGGCGGTCAATACCTGGGGCGTCGTGAAGTGTTTTGTGGTGAAGCCGCGGGCTCGCATTCCAATCATTCGCCGCGCTCCCTGGCCGCTCCGTAGGTGAGCGTAATAAGCGAATTGAAAACATGCTCGGCTTCGAGCAAGCGCGGATCGTAGAGCGGGTCGTTTTGCACCTCGATACAGCGAAGGCCGAAGTATTGTTCCAGCGTGCCGGGCCGGAAGGCGTCGAGAATCTCCTCGACGAGCATCATGAGGGCGTCGGCCGTGGCGGTTTCGAGCGGGTCAAGGCGCTGGGTAATGGCGACTTCTATGCGGTATTCGAAGGTATCGCAGTGGCGGTCCAGGGGTGTGATGGTCTGCGCGCTCGGGACAACGGCAATGCGGAGCTCGGCGAGCTCGTCGACGCTCCAGGTCGGTAGGTAGAGGCGGCGGGTCGCCGGTTGGCCGACGAGCTCGGGCAGGGCGTTAATGTGGGCGGTAATTGCGTCCGCTAGGTCGATAATGGAGCTCATGCCGGAGCGCCTGCGATTTGCTTGGTGTGGACCCGCAAGAGGCGGTGGTGTGGGTCGGAGTAACGCCAAGGCGGTAGGCCGGGGTCGGCCATTACTTCGAATTCGTGAAGCTCGCCGGCGATCGTCTCGCGGATCGTGTCGCCGGCCTGGGGTAGGGTGGGGCTGCCGCCAATTCTGAGGCGGTCGGCGGGAATCAAGTAATCGCGGTCGGTATAGGTGATGCGAAAGGCGGCGCCGAAGTCCTCGGTAGCGACTTCCGAGCGGCCGGGGGTTGCGCAGAGTGAGAGTTGAGTAGCGCCGCGGACATAGACAACCGGCCGGCTCGCGTGGGCCTGGAGTTGGGCGGCCAGCCATAAGGCGGCGGTGTCCATGATGTCGACACCACAAGCGGCGGGCGGGAGCTCGATCGCGCCGGGGAGCTCGGCGAGCGTAAGCGCCAGTAGCGGGGCGGTGTTCATGCCAGCACTCGCAAGCGCTCGAGGGTGCCGTTTGTCGACTGCCAGATATTGGTAACGAGGGCGCTACTCATTTCGATCGTGTAATCGAAAGTAATCGATGTACTCATATCAATTGTGACCGGCGGCACGGTCGCCCAGAGTCGGGGGGCGATCGTGGTCGACGTGCCGCCCACAAGAATCACGAGCATGTTGCCTACGACTTGCCCACTACTTCCGACCGTGCGAATGGTCATCCACGATTCGATCGACCAGTGGAGTTGATTGACGCCGGTCGGGATCGTCTGCGCGTTTGTGCTGAGTACTTGCGTGCCATTGATCCGCAACCTATGAATTGCGGTGCCCGGACTAGTACCGGGTGAAGAGAAATAACCGCCAATACGCCACCGAAATACGTCATTAACGACAAGCTTGGCGGCGGCGACGGTGGGGCTTCCTGCGCCGGTTGCGACAAGGCTTGATTCGGTCGTCGTGTTCTGAACGGTCAGGCCGGTGTTCTGAGCGAAAAACAGAACATGGGAACCCCCGTCGACCCATTGCAGTCCGAGCGGGCTCGCGGAGTTGGCGCGGAGGATCTGGCCATTGGTGCCGGCGGACAATTGGAGCAAGGTCGTGCCATTGGCGGCGGCGACGAGATCGCCTTTGGTGTAGGCGCTCAGGCCGGTGCCACCGTTAGTAGTCGGCAGTACTCCCGAAACTGCGGCGGCGCTGGCTAGATCCAAAGAACCCCAACTGAGCGCGTCGGCGGCGCGGGTCAACACCTGGCCATTGGCGCTGCTCGCCAAACTCGCCGGCGGGCCGGCCGTGTTGGGGGCGCGTGCGATGATGGCACATGCGGGCAGGTCGGCCATCTTGGCGAGCGTTACGGTGGCGGGGTCAATCATCCAAGTTGCGCCGGCGCTCGAGACGGTGATGTCGCCTTTATCACCGTCGGTAACTCCTCCTCCTCCTCCAGTGGGCGTCTGCCAGGTGGTATCAAAGTCGGTGGCGGTCGCTTTGGTCAGTACTTGACCAGTTGCGCCGCCAATGGGGACACCTGGGCCGGCGGGTCCCTCGGGGCCGGCGGGTCCCTCGGGGCCCTCCGCGCCGGCGGGTCCCTGCGGTCCCTCGGGGCCGGCGGGTCCCTCGGGGCCGGCGGGTCCCTCGGGGCCCTCGGGGCCGGCGGGTCCCTCGGGGCCTGACACTCCGGGCGCCCAAGAGCTGTCGCCGCGGAGAAAGTTATCGACGGCGGGCGCGCCGGCGCCCAACCGAGCGGGGGCGAGTAAGCCGGAAGTGATCGCCGCGGCATCGTGGATGTGCGCCTCCTCGGCTTTGGAGTTCGCCGCGGCTTTCAGGTCCTCGAAGAGCTCGGCCGCGGGCGCCAGCGCGATCAGGTCGCCGGCGGCCAAATCGCCGGTCTCACCCCAAGTGACTGCGCCGATCGCCAAGGCGTTGCCAGTCCGGCCAATGACTTGAGCGTTCCAAAGCGGGGCGGTTGGCGCGTCGGCGCGATAGGCGGTTAAGAGTAGCGGGGCCGCGGGCGTGGGCGCGCCGAAGGCGGCGCCATCGGGGACGAGCATGACGCCGCTAGCCGACGTGTAGGCGCTCGCGAGTACCTGCCTGACGTAGTTCAACGCCTGGTAAGTCGCTTGCACTGTTGGGCTACTGGCTCCAGCGTACCCATACGGTCGTATCGCCGGTCGCCGCGGCTTTCACGACGTGGCCGGCGAGTTTGTTGGGGGCGGTGGCGGTCGTCGTGATTACCTTGGCGGTGTCGTCCCAATAAACCTTGGCGCCGGCCGTGAGAGCGCCGCTAGCTTTGGGCGCGATGTAAACTCCCTCGGTGTGAAGGGCGCCAAGCGCATTGGCTTTGATCTCCACGCGCGTAACGCCGACGAGCTCGCCCAGTACAACAACCGTGCCGGCCGGGGTGTCGGCCGTCGGGATGTAGTCGAGCGCCTCTCCCTCGTGTAGAAACGTGGTCGTCGCCATTGGGGGCCGCTACTCCTCTCATGGGGGTTCGTCTGTGTGGGTCTAGACGCCGGCTGCCTTGACGCCGGCGCGGTAGTCGAGTACTCCGACGCCGAAGTCAAAATAGCCTCTCCAGCGAATGCCCAAGGTGTCAAAGTCGGTTGCGCCGGTCTCGATTAGGGGCGAGCGGTTCCCGCGCAGGTAGGCGATGTTCAAGACACCTCCCAAAATGGGGTCGGCCAGGAGATACCATGCGGTGGCGCTCGAGCCGGTGATGGCGCTGTTCGAGAGCCAGGGCGAGACGATTACCTCGTAACGGCCAGCGAAGGGGTTGCCGGCGGGCGCGGGCTTGCCGGCGGTTGTCGTTTCGTTCAAGTCGAGCGACTTCATGAGCTGCTCGGCTTTGGCTTTGAGCTCGGGTGGGACGAGCAAGTAGCGGGGCGTCAACATGATCGGTTGGCCGGCGGCGTCTACCTGTTTCAAGAAAAGCGTTTCCGCCAAGCCCAATGACTCGATGGAGAGAGCGCTCGTCGTGCCGGTGAGCAAGTTGTTGTGGGCGACGCTAAAGAGCGCCGGCGTGCCGGGGTTCGAGAGCAAGAGCTCGTAAACGGCGTTTTGAATCGTCAGGGCGCTCGAGCGCCCCATGATGCGGGGAATCTGGGTCAAGGCGTCCAGGTCGTCATTGACGAGCATTTGCCGAGTGAGCGCGACAATGCGGCCATAGGTTTCGACTTGTTGCGAATAGGATTCCTCGACGAGCTGCAAGTGTTTAAGCTCGCCATCTTGCGGCACCTTAAGAAAGGGGCCGGACCCGGTGAGCCGGTAGAGCGAGCTCGGGCGGAAGTCTTGGGCGTTGGATGAGCTCGTGATGAGCAAGGCGGTCATGGGCTCGGCGGTGTAACTGGCCAGCATGATCTTATTCAAGGCTGGCGTGAGAATGCCGGTGAGCGAGATTGTCGAGAAGCCGATGCCGCTGGCTTGGATCGCGTTGTTTGCGTCGAGGGCAAGCCGGATGATGTCGTTGTTGATGCGGCCGGGGCGGGCATATCGGCCGGCGGCGCCGATCGTGGCGTAGACGAGCTCGGTGATGCCGGTCCCTTTGAATTCGGGGGTGCCGGCGGCTTCGATCGTAAGCGGGTCGAAGTGGCGCTCGAGTTGGGCCGGGGTGAGTCCGGCGGTCTCGCAGAAGGCGCATTCCAGAACACGGGCCGTGGGCCGGGCCGTCCGTCCCTGCATCGGCGGCGGGCTGGGGCGTTCGGTGCGGCGCAGTCGGAGCTCGTACTGATCGGGGGTCCAATCGTGCGCGTCGGCTTCCTCGGCGAGTGCCTGGATATCGTCGGCTCGAGCGCCGCGGATCGCGAGCGCATCGCGGGTCAACCGGGCGCGGAGCTCGGCGCGGTGCTCGAGCGCGCGGCGCTGGGCGAGTACGGCGCCCGATGTCTTCGGCTCGTCGGCCGGCGCGGGGAGGTCGGCCTGGTCGGGCTCATGCTCTGTATCGGCGCGGGCCGCAATGCTCGCCGTCGTGGCGCCGTCGGCGCCGATGTCGACGAATGATATTTCGCCGATCGTGGCGCGGCGGACTACGTAAATCGGGCCTTTCCAGTCGCGACCATTGACGGCGACGGTGTGGCCGGCGCGGACAAGCTCGAAGTCGCTAACGTCGGCGCCGATACTGGCTTGCCAGTGAAAGCCATTGCGGGCGGCGGTAACAACTTCGCGGGCTTCGGGCGTATCGCGGGAAATGACGCCGGTGGCGTGAAGGTGTCCCTCGCGGATCGTGAGAGTATCGGTGTGGCCGACGCCGGCGCGGGCGTCGTGCTCGAAGCGTATCGGGCGGTTCTGGGTCGGGATCGTAACGCCGTCCAGGTCGACGATCGTTGGGTGGCGCCAGCCTTTGAGCCGCATAGGCGCGCCGGTGTACGCAACCATTTCGAAGCGGGGCAGCGGGGCGGGGGCTCCCTCGGTCGCCGCGGCTTCAAGCGGGGCAAACGTCGCCGCGGCGACGAGCTCGACGGAGCGGGGCGGGGCTTGCGGGTCAATCGTCGTCGTTGGCATCGGCGGGTATCTCCTCGTCGGGCTCTTCGCCGGGCACCTCCTGGTCGGCGTCGGGCTCTTCGTTCGCGTCATCCGGGACGTTGGGCTCCTCTGGGGGCGGTGCTGACTCGGGCCGCTCTTCGGGCAAGGCGGCGGAAGTGATACCAAGTTGGGTCATGCGTTTTACCTCGCGGGCGCGTTGGTCGAAGACGGTTTGCCAGTCCCTACCATCGGCGGCACATTCATCGGCCCAAGTCGTTGTCAGATTGAGAAGGCGTATTTGTTGGGCCTGGGCTTCCTTCTGGGGGTCGACGTGCGGGACGCTGGGCCAATGCCATTGGATCGGCGTAAACCGGGCGGGCAGACCGCGGAACAGTCCGATCGTGGCGGCTTCGTCGAGCCAAGACTCGAAGATACGCCGCAAGACGGCGCATTGGAGCTCGCGCCGTAGGATCGCGATGGCGCGGCCGAAGACTTGGAAGTCGAGTCGGCCGGAGCTGTAGTTGTATCCTGAGCTATTGCCGGCGGCGACGGCGTAGGGCATCTCTAAACAGCGGGCGATTTCATTCAAGGTCTGCTCGACGAAGGCGGGGTGGGCGGTCGTCGGCTGCTCGGCTTTGAATTGGCTTAGCTTCCAGCCTTCGGGCAGGAAAGCCATTGTCCGGGGCTCGATCGGCAAGCCGGGCGTCGTCGTGCCATAGCCGTACTTGGCTTCGCCATCGGGCGGTAGGCCGTAGGGTTGGTCCTCGGACGGGGGTTGGTCGGTTTCCAAGACCGCGGCATAGTCGGCGGCGAGCTCGGCGGCGGCGACGGTCGCGAGCGTGTATCGCCGTAGCAGGGCGAAAAGCGGCAACGCCGGCGTGAGCTCGGAGACGCCGCGGGCCTGGCCGGGCCGGTCTTGGCGATACCAATGGAGCATGAAACGCGCGGGAATCGCCGTGGCGCCGGTGTTATAGCTGCTCGCATTGGTGGAGCCGGGGTGTTCATGCAAGAGCGAGTAGGTAAGCGGATTGCCGAAGGTGTCGAAGTCGATTCCGTCGACGTGGCGCGGGCCGTCGGGCGGCGTGAGGGCGGCGCCGTAGGGGTCGGCGATCTGATCGCACTCGATCAAGCGCAGGTCAAGCTGAACGTCATGCTCGATGCGGGGGTTCGTGAAGAGTAAGCCGAAGGTCTCGCCGTCGACGGCGCGCGCCTGCCGCATAACGCGTAGCTTCTCGTCCAGGTTGATGAGCTCGGACCATTCATTGAAGCTGGATTCGATCTGGTCATTGAGCGGTTCATTGGGGGTTTTAACTTGGAGGTTGGGGCCAGTGGAGATCGCAGCGTTGGCGAGCGTCAGGACAATGCCGCGGGCATAGGAGTTGTTGGCGGTCTCGTAGCGGGCGCGGTTGCGCAGGGTGCGCCGCACCTC